AACCGGAGGGGGGGCGCGCCCGCCGCTTCTTGCACGCCCGTTTCGGTCTGTAAGAAATCCTATTTTCGTGTTCATCAAAGGCATGAAAACCTTATCCATTACTTCGTCGGTCATGGCTTCGCGAAGAAGTGCTATTACGTTTACGGCTGTAAATGCCGCACCGAAGTTGCTTACGATCTGCAAAGCCGAAGCGTCCTTGCAGGCTAATTCAAACTTTTCTTTTGCTGCCAATATGGTAGCGGGTAAAGTGTTGGTATTCATACTATCGTTAGTTAATTGTTGTTCATTATGTCCTTTAAAAAGCTCTCTATTCCACCGCCTTTAATCATCTTTTCAAAAGCTATTTCGCGGGTTGCCCGTTCTACTATCGGCGCGGACTGCTTTCCGGTAAGAAGTTCTTTCAAGCCCTTTATTATGGCTCCATAATTTCCGCAAAAACCTACCATTACTCCAGTACTGTCTTCGCCGTTTTTATCTTTCGTATCTGTGTCGCAACCTACTACGATAAGACCGCGTGAACTGCTTCCGTTACATAATGGTACTAAATGCTTTTGCATTACTTCTGTGGTGGTCTTCAAAAAGTCGCTTTGGGGTTCTTCTTGGCTGCTTTCCGCTTGTTGCGTTTCTCCGTTTCCCGAAGCAAAGCAATAATAGTCACGATACAAGTCCGCAAAGTGTTCGGCTGCGTATTTCGCGAGCGCGGACGTGGGAAAGCAAAGCCGGGAGCCGATAGACGCAGCCGTACTCGTAGCCGCGTTAGGCGTATGCGCGAACGAAAGCCCGGCATTTACATAACGGAATAGCGGGTAATACTTCCATTCGTTTTGGTCGTCCCAATTCGGCTTCCAACCGTTATTAAGTGCGCGGGTTATTACTGTCAGCTTGTGGTAGGCTAACATGCTTCTTTGGTCTTCCTTCGGGAATATGTTAAACGCTTCTTCGTTAATCGGTTGAATGTTCAAAACTCTACAAGCGTCCTCGTAAGACGCGATTTTCTTTTCTGTATTCATAAAGCTGTTATTTAAAAAAGTTAATAATAATGTTATTCTACTTTGAAGTCTTCGGTAGTTACTACCAACTTTACAAGCTGGCTAACAACCGGGATAAACTCGTTAATACTTTCTGCGTTATCCACGAAAATAGGCGCGCTAACGTTGTGGAACGTGCAAAGGGTGTTTATTATGTCAAGCCCGGCATTAACTTTCCCGGCTTGGTTCTTATCCGCGTATTTTACCCCGTCAATAAGGCAAATGCAATCCGGTTCTTTTTCGCCGTTTACGAGCGTTTTGTACATCTTGAACTGAACCCGGCTAAACAATCCGTTTACGCGGCGTTCCACTTCCGTCATACGGGCTTTTATCAAGTCGGCTATTACTATTTCGCAGCCTTGTATTTCGGCGCGTTCCTGCGCCAATTTTGCGGCTTCCCCGTTTAGTTCGGCTATGCGCTTTTCGTTGGCTTCTATAATGGTGCGAAGGTTTAGTTTACGCTTTACTTCATCAAGCCGGGCAGTAAGGTTGGCTTTCCGTTGGCGTATCTCTGTTCTGCTTGCCGCGTCATCCGCGTTGAAGGCTGGAAGCTGTTCGGAAAGTTCCTTTATTTCTTTTTCAAGCGCAACCCATTCCGGGAGGTCTTCTCCGTTAATATCCGGTTCGGTATTTACGCGGGGATTGTCATTCAAAACCTTTTGCAACGCTTCGCGGTCTTCTTTCGCCTTTGCTACGGCGGTAGTGTGGCTGGTTTCCAATTCGGCTAACGCTTTGTCTATCCGGTTGGCTTCTTCTTCCTGCGATGTTATCATTTCGTTTAACCGCTGACCGTCCGTGTTAATCTTGTTAAGGCGTTCTTCCCGGTCTGCATAGAATTTTTCGCGAGCGGCTTCCCGGTCGGTGTTATATTTTGCTAATGCTACCGGGTCGGCGCAAGCGTGCTTAAACAACGGGCAAACAAGACTTTCCGTAGCGGTAAATTCTTCGGCGTTTACTTTGTACCATCTTTCGCGTAGTTCGTTCTGCATTTGCTTGTAGCCTTCTATTGTGCTTTGCGTCCGTTTCTTCTCGTTCGTCAAACGGTCGTATTCACTACGGTAACGGCTGGCTTCGCTGCGTTCGTCGTTTATAACCTGCTGTAACTTACGGTCGGCATTATTGTAAGTTTCGTTCTTCTTGAATGCTTCATTCCTTGCCGTTTCCTTTGCCTTAAATACTAATGCGTGCTGGCTGCTACGTTTGTCATTTATGGCGGTTTGTACCTTAGCGGCAGCTTCATAGGCGATACGGTTGGCTTCTGCTGCTGATGCGGCGGCTTCGTCTATGTCGTTCAATTCTTTTGTAAGTTGCTCCTTTTCGGTGTTAAGGGCGGCATAGTCCGGTGTAAGCGGGGTAGCACGCGTTATTTCGTCAATACGCGTAGGTATCTTTTCCAATTCCTTCGTTATCTTCTCCTTTTGCGCTGCAATCTCGCGTTTATAGTCTTCTACCGTTTTCCCACTAAGCCGTTCTATCAATGCGGCAAAGGCGGTATCTCCCTTCGCTATGTCTTCGTAGCTTACGCCCCCGGCTATCTGCAAAAGCATTTCGCGTTGTGCCGTCCAATGAAGGGAAAGGAAATAGTAGGGGTTGGTAATCATCTTGAAAACAGCTTCGGGTATAATTGCGTTTATACGTTCGTCGTATTCGCCTTTTGTTTTTAATGGTACTCCGTTATAGAAGTAGTCGGTATGATGTCCCTTTAACTTCCTTTCCGTCTTTCCCTTCTCTGTTTTCCATTCTTCAACCAATACGCGACGGAGTTCTACGGTTTCAACACTTCCCGTTTCGGTATCTATTATTTCCAACGTTCCGGCTACCTCGTGTTCAAGGTCGGGAATAAAGTTACCTTCTGCGTCGTTGGTCTTAATTCCGAACTTACTATCTACGTTGCCTTCGCTGTCTTTGCCCCAAAGAAGCCATGTAAAAGCGTCCATTATGGTAGTCTTTCCCGTGCCGTTCCGTCCGCTTATGGTTGTAACTGTGTCGTTAAAGTCTATAACGACGTTGCGCAAGCCTTTGAAATTTACAAGGCTTAGACGTTTGATGATTGCTTTTTTGCTCATATTACTGATATTTTTGAAGTGAATAAAATCCCGCGTCAAGACTTACGGTTATTTTCTCTAATTTCTTCTTTTGGGCTGCATAGGAGCGTGCTATGCTGTTCAGGTAGCCCGTAAGGTTTACTATGTAGGTGCGCTTCTCTATGATGCAGTTTAGGGCTACGTCTAAGACGGCTTCCCAAACTTCCCGTACGCGTTCCGGCTGTACCGCTATTCTGTGCCGGATGATATATTCCGTTACTTTTGCCTTGCGGCTTTCAATCTCGGTTATTACCATTGAAAAATCACCTGTCCGGTATGCCTGCAATACAATCGCGCAAAATTGGATGGCGTTCAAATATTCTTCTTGTATATTGGAAACGCTTGTTCTCTTTCTCAAACGCTCCCTAATCCGTTCTTGAAATGTGTTACGATCTATTAGTTCTATCTGCCCGCTGGTTGTTTCAACTATACAGTATTTTCGGCTAATTTCGCGCGGGTCTATGTTCTTTTCCGCCGAATAAAGGAAACGTTTAAGGCTTCCGGTGTATTTTTCCCCGTTATCCGCCTTTAATATCAATGCGTTATTGCATGGTTTCAATATACGCGGTTCTACTCCCCGGCAGTAACTTCGTATCTGCCTGCTCTCCCTATTTATTTCATATTTAGAAAAGCCGGGAATGTTAATCCAAATGTTTTTAATCATATAGCTGTGTTTTAAAAGTTATTTCTTTTTGTTTCCTGCTGCCAGCTTTAACGCTAAATCAGCGTCAATAATCAGTAGCGCGCCTACTTGCGTTATCGCTGCATCAATCCGCCCGGAAGCCTTCAACCGTGCTGCGGTTGTCTTGGAACACCCTAATAGAATTGCAAGCCCTTTCAAACCGTACACGTAACGTTTCGCCGCTTTAGGCTTTTCCGGCTTCTGTGCCGCAACTTCTATACGTTCGTCTATCGCGTCCATAAGTTCGCCGAGCGTAAGGTCTATTATTCGTTTCTTTGTGTCCATAGTCTAACTGTTTTCGTCGTCTTTAATGTCCGGTATTGTCTTCGCCGCAACCTTTATTGAAAGGGCGAAATTCGCAACTACAAGGAATACTGCCCATATAGGCGCGGTTTCAGTGTCAATGCTTAGAAGTATAAAGGAAACGGCAACCCAAGCAAGGGTAAGCCAGTTATACCACTTTAGCGGTTTCGTAAATTCTATGCCGATGGCTTTAAAAATCTTAGTCATAACTGCAAACTTCAAAAGGGTTATAATCGTTTTCGCCTTTGCGCCTTCCCGTCGTTTTGACAATCCGTGTAATCTGCGCGCGTCTTCCTACTCTGAAAAAATCGCCGTTCCCGGTAAGTTCCTTCGGGAGTATAAGCAGAAGAAGGGCTACCGCTACGAATGTGCGTTTTAACGGGTCAAGGCTTACCGGAACATTATGCTTTGTACAGAACCACCAAACGCAAAGTTCCGTAGCCTTTTGTATGCCTACTTTCGCGTAGATGTTCCGGGCTGTATTCTCTACGGTGCGGGTAGAAATAAACAGAATGTCCGCTACTTCTTTCTTGGAAGCTCCCCACGCCAGCAAGTGTGCTACTTCGGTTTCCCGCCTGCTTAGTTCCACGTTTAGTTTCATACGTCCCAAATGTTAGCTGTTATTCCGTATTTGTTGAATACGCCTTCTACGGCTTTCGCTTGCGTTACTTTAGGTTCTATCTTTCCGTCCCGGTATGCGTAGAAACTGTTCCGGTTATTTATTCCCAAAGCGGCTTTAATTTCCGTTACCGCTATTTTGTAATCGCCTACACGTAATTGGTTCAACCCGCTAAGGAAGCCCCTGCTTTTTTTCTTATTTTCTGTTGTTACTACCATAATTGTAAAATTTAAAATTCATAGTGCGCGGGGGAAGGTTCGCCCTTCGTACGCCCGTAGCGTCCCGCGCGCGGTCTGTTTCCGCAGTCATCGGTTTATAGCCTTTACAAAGGGGATTCCTTTTCCGCTGGCTTATATATAGTTCCTCTGATTTGTATTAAGGTAATACGTTAATCGGAAGAAGAAGCGTTACCTATCTGCTTGTAATAGCTGGTATCTTCCATGCTGTCCATGTAGTTAAGCATACGCAAAAGTCTTTGCAGGTCTTCCGGGCTTAATTCCCGTTCTTCTTCGCTATTGTCGTCGCCATGCTTTCCGAATATCCTATGCTTTTGTATGTACGCTTCCGTGAACTCCTTTTGCATCCGCTTCATATCCTTTGTAAGCTGTTTATAGTGCCAATCGTACAAAGCCTGCAATTCTACGTACTGCATTTTGGTTAATTCAACGGTAACGTATCTTCTGCGCTGGCGGTAACTCATCCGCTTTTCGTTTGTTACATTGAAATAACATTGGGTAAACAAGGTAAATCCGTACCCGTTTTCCTTTACGTTGAAAGTGTACGGTTGTTTTTCTTCCTGCGCTTCTACTATTTCTTCCAACGAAACACCGTATTTGGCTAACAGTTGGTCTAACAAACGCCTTGCGTTTATGGCTTCGCCTTTCTCGCCGCGTTCCGCAAGGGCTTGTAGTTTCAGAACCTTGCTTCTAATGCTTTCAAAATCTTTATCCATATAGCTGAATATTAAAAGTAATTGAGTGAACTATTTTACGTAGAAAGTAACGCGAAGCCCGCGACGAAGGCAGCACTTAACTTTGTCTAATCCGGCTTTCAAAGCGCGTGTTACAAACTTATCGGCTAAAGTTTCGCCAATCAAATTCAGAAGACCGCTAACGCCTACCAACTTGTTAATACGGTTGCCTTCGTTGTCTATTCCGCTTACCTTAATGCGGAAGTTCTTGTTAATGAATTTACTTGTATGTATCATATAGCTTTTATAAATTTCTGTAAATTAGCGTGTTTTTGTCATTGCTAAGTGTCCGCTTTTTGCTTACCTTTGCAACTGAACAGCTAACACAATGCAAATGTATAGTAAAAGCATACAATATGCAAACTAAAAGTGTTCATATTTTTAGCTGAAAGCCGATTTTTAACTTTTAGAAACAGTTATGTTTATGGAAACAAGTGTAAAAGAGCGACTTAAACAATTTATAGATACGCTAAACATTAGCGAAAGGGAATTTTGCAGGCGCATAGGTGTGTCTTCTTCTTATGTTATGTCTATAAAAAAGTCTATTCAACCGGATAAAATGCAAGCTATTAGCATACAGTTCCCGGAACTTAATCCGCTTTGGCTTTTGCTGGGGCAGGGGGAAATGTTGTTACCTAACGAAAAGAAGGAAGGCGAACAACGGCAGAACGCAGGCGAGTTGCCTTCTTCCGAACTGTTGGCTAAGTTGCTGGAAGAAGCCAATAACGAAAAGTCGCGTTTGCTTTCAATTATAGAAAGCCAGCAGCGTACAATAGAAAGCCTTACGGATTTAAGCAAAAAAGCCAATGCCCAGACGGTAGAACATGCTGGATGTGCAAATGCCGTTTAGTATTTGGTCGCAAAGTTCCTAAATACTGAAAAGGTTTTCATAAAGTAGTATCACACGCACGTACTTATATGATAATAATATCATACAATCGCCGTATTAAAGTGATACGAAAACAAGGCGATTTTAAGCCCATTTTCGCGTTATTTTATTTTCGCCTTATAACTATACCATTTTGGAACGAAACGCGCTTAAATTGAAAAATCAATAAAAATAACTATTAGCTATATGGTAGAAGTAAATGTAGATAAGTTTTATAGTAACCGGGCTTTGTATCCATTTATCCCGGAGGCTGTGTTTGATGCGTTGGAAGCTGCCTACTTGTCCGGGAATGAATGTGCCCGAATACCGGAAGGGGAATATAATACAATGATGTCTAACCTTAAACGTGCGAATTTATGCCCCGTACAATAGCCAAGCCTTCGACTATAAGCGAAGGGATAAACCGCCGTTTTTTTGAAGCAATCGAAGCGATTGTAAGTTTGGGTAAGGTTAGCGCGTTGGAAGCGTTTTGTACGCTTTACGATTTAAGTGCGCCGCGTTATAGGGAAATGCGGCTTACTTATGGCGTTTCTCCGAAGCCCGGCTACCAATCACGTTACAAGAATATAGAAGTAGAAGCGATCTATTCGCTGGTCGTTAATTATCCAATTTCTTCACGCTGGCTTATAACCGGGCGCGGTAAAATGCTTATTGAATAATGAAATTCTCTATTAAGTACCAATTATCGCCGCGAACGGAAGGGGATAGGCTTACGGAAAACGTGCCTATACGTTTGCGGGTATCTTTTGCAGGCATTCGTGTGGATTTGCGTTCTGGCTATGTAATAGACGCGGAAAAGTGGGACAATAATAACGCCTGCGTGAAAATCGGTGCAAAGAATAGTTTCAACCAAACGGCAGGCGAAATAAATCGCGCTCTTACAAACCTTTCATCTATTGTTGAAGAAGTCTTAACCCGGTTTGAACTCGACAACCGCAGAACGCCAACGGCGAAAGAATTTAAGGCGGCTTTCGATGAAGCCGCCGGAAGGAAGAAGAAGGAAGTAACGCCGGACTTCTTTACTGTTTTCGACAAATTTGTAGTAGAAGCTGGAACGGCTAATAACTGGGTTCCGGCTACCTATACGAAATTTAGCAGTTTGCGTAAACATCTGTACGCTTATATGCCCCAGCAAATACTTAACCAACTGACAAAGGAAAAGCTACAAGGCTTTGTTAAATACCTGCAAGACGCGGGACAAATGAATACGACCGTAAGCAAGTATATGAGTTATGTACGTTGGTTTCTCCGCTGGGCTTGTAACAACGGTTACTATAATGGGCTTTTGCATGAACAATATAAACCGCGTTTTAAGGGGATAGACTGCAAAGAAGTTATTTTCCTTTCATGGGAAGAACTGCAACACTTTCTAAACTATCAATTTCCGGAAAACCGCAGTTCTTTGTCGTGCGTACGTGATGTATTTTGCTTCTGCTGCTTTACCGGGTTGCGATATTCCGATGTAGCCCGGTTACGTCCCTGCGATGTCAAACGGACGACAAACAAGCCTTTTATATCTATCGTTACTATGAAAACCGAAGACCGTTTGCATATAGAGCTTAACAAATACGCACTTCAAATACTTGACAAATACAAAAACATTCATTTCCCCAAAGGGTTAGCCCTTCCGGTTATCAGTAATGCGAAAATGAATGAATACCTTAAAGAAGCTGCCGAAATAGCCGGAATAAAAGAACCCGTTAGAATAGTGTTTTTCAAGGGAAACAAACGTTATGAAAATGTTTTGCCGAAGTGCGAACTTCTTACCACGCATAGCGGAAGAAAGACGTTTATCTGCAACGCTATAAGGCTGGGTATTCCTACTAACGTTATTATGGAATGGACGGGGCATAGTGATTACAAGGCAATGAAGCCGTATATAAAAATAGTGGATGCGGTTAAAGAGGAAAATATGTCTAAATTTGACACCTTTTCCGAAGAAAGAAGAAGCAATAGTAAAAAATAGAAAACCCGAAAAAGTACCCGAAAATGGCTTTACTATTTGGGTACGGTCGTACTCAATCAATAGCGTAAAATCCTGAATATTCGGCTATTTATGAAAATGTGATAACAGTTGATTATATTTGAATATCTTGGGCTTAGAGCCGTACGCACCGCAAACTTACAAAGCAAAATTAGGAAAAGCTCTGATTCACAACAGGATCAGGGCTTTTTCGTTTCCGGGCGGAAGCAGAATATAGCGTTTCTACGAAGTTTGTCAGGTGCAAATTTAGGGTCCTTTTTTAGGGACAATAAAAAAGCACCTGAAATGTATAATACTTCATTGATTATCATGTTTTTGCGTAGGATTTTCCTGTTCCTCATTTTCTAATTTTACAACGTAAATAAAGTGGCATGAAACAGGAATCAATGAAAGTTCTGTTCTTTATCCGTAAGAGCAGACTAAAGAAAAACGGTGAGGCACCGATTTTTCTGCGGGTGACAATTAACGGACAATTGGATGAAGTCCGGATTCAACGTTCTGTTCCGTTGAAGTTATGGGATAATGTGAAGGAACGCAGTAAAGGAAAAGACCGGAGTTCAACGGAGCTGAACAGCTATATCGAGGCATTGAAAGTAAGGCTGTACCAGATTCACAAGGAACTTCTCTGTCGGGAAGCACTGATTACCCCAAAGAATCTTCTGATAAAGTTATTCTCTAAAGAGGAACGACATCTGGTTTTGCAGACCATGCGGAAATGTATCGATGACTGGACTTCCCTGATTGGTACGGAATACCAGCCCTCCACCATTTCACGTTATAACAACTGTTATGAATCGTTGCAGACAGTCATTAAGGATTTCTACAAGAAAGAGGATATTACATTTCATGAACTTAGTGGGGAATTCATCGACCGGTTTGAGATGCATCTGAGAACGGTACGCAAACTTTCCCAGAATACCCTGACCAAGTATATGAGCTGTTTTCGCAAATTTCTCGGACTGGCCAGGGAAAACGGATGGCTGGAACTGGACCCGTTGGCCGGAAAACGCAAGCGTCTGTTCCGTAAGGAAGAGACGTGCCCTACGTTTCTGACCCTGGAAGAATTGAAACAGATTATGGAGAAGGACTTTTCCACGACACGTCTGAACACCGTGAAGGATTTTTTCCTGTTCTGTTGTCTGACCGGTCTGTCGTACATTGATGTGAAGACCTTGTGCCCGGCACATCTTTATAAGGATAATGAGGGGAAACTGTGGATACACAAGGCCCGCGTGAAGATAACCACTCATAAGGAAAGCTGTACTTGTAATGTACCGCTTTTGGAACCTGCTCTTGTCATTCTGAAGAAATACAAGAACTGGAACCCAGAAGATCCTGAAGGTCCCTGTTTCCCGATTCCGTCGAATCAGAAGATGAACGAATTCCTGAAAGAGATTGCCACCCTGTGTCGGGTGAACAAGCGGCTGACCGTCCATGTGGCTAGGCACACGTTCGCGACGACTGTTACCCTTGCCAATGATGTCGCCCTGCAGAATGTGTCGAAGATGCTTGGCCATTCTTCAACCCGCATGACACAGCATTATGCACGTGTACTGGATAACAGTATTATGAAGGACATGCAGGATGTCGCCCGGGTCTTCGGATAAACGGAAAGGCTATACTTCACAACGCACAGTGAGGTATAGCCTTTTACATGAATAAAGAGTTGTTTGCTTGTATGGATTGGCCTCGCTTTTGTCGGGATTATCTTTTCTTCCCTTTTTCAATCAGTCTGATGATATCCTGTCTCCGATAATAGGTTTTCCGGTCAATCTGGGAGAAGGGCAAGGTACCGTTGCTTCTCATGGCTTGCAATGTTCTCTGTGATATGTTCAGTGCCATGCATACTTCCTGATTGTCCATCCAGTCATCCAGACTTTTTGAGGTTTGATTGCCTTTAAGGTTTTCCAGTTTTTCTTTCAGCAGTTGGATGGACATTACCATTTCTCTGAAAGTACCGGCTTCAATGTTTATGATTTCCATAAAGTGTAGTTGTTTGGTTTGAGGCAAAGATAGACGGTATGGGCCGACCGGCCAATATCATGTCATCAGATGGCATCACAAGTCATCAGATGTCTCATGTTGTCTGTTGCAGGAACCGGTCTTTCAAAAATATCCGGTCGTTGAATCCGGAAAGTACAGCTGTGTTCAGGAAAGGCATGTATTATACTTCACTATATTGCGCAATTTTGCATAGTGTTGTATATCAGTGTATTTACTAAGTTTGTACCAAAACAAAACGTATGAAAGGAAACACACTGAATGTAATGTTCTTTATCTTGAAGAACAAGTTATTGAAGAACGGTGAAGCACCGGTCGTTCTTCGGGTGACAATTAACGGGCAGCGGGATGAAATCCGTATCCAGCGCTCTATATCGGTAGAGTTATGGGACAATGCAAAGATGCGTAGCAAAGGAAAAGACCGAAGTTCGAGGGAACTGAACATGTACCTTGAGACGCTGAGGGACAGAATATATGTCATTCACAGGAATTCCGTGTATGACGGGGAAAAACTGACTCCGAAGAAAATCCTAGATATTTTGTATGCCAGGGAAGGACGGCATCTAGTTCTGAAGGCCATGAAGGAATGTATAGACGGATGGGCGGCTTCTCCCGGGGATTTACATCCTGCCACCCTGGCACGTTACAACAGGTGCCACGGATTGGTGGAGACAGTCATACGGGATGTTTACAATAAGGAGGACGTCGCATTCTCCGAACTGGACAGGAAGTTCATCACGGCATTTGAAAGGTATCTGAAGGAAGCCTGTGGGCTGGCCCGGAATACGGCGGCTAAATATCTGGAGTGTTTCCGTAAGGTTCTCAAGGTGGCTCAGCAGAAGGGCTGGATGGAACATGGCAAGTTTTTGGAGGAACTGGGACAGTTGTGCGTAAAGGAGGAGACTTACCCTTCTTTTCTGGACTGGGATGAACTGAGAACAGTGATGGAAATAGATATGCCGGCCGGACGTTTGGAGCGGGTGAAGGATGTGTTCGTCTTCTGCGCTCTCACCGGACTTTCCTATCAGGGGATAAGTACCCTTTGTCCGTCGCACTTGTTTAGGGATGACGAAGGAACACAGTGGATTTGCAGGACACGTGCTGAAGGAGCGAAGGTTGGAGACAGTTGTACAAGCCGTGTTCCTCTTCTTAAACCGGCAATGGTCCTGTTGGAGAAATACAAAGGCTGGAATCCGATGAATCCGGAAGGTCCGTGTTTTCCTGTCCCGTCAGTCCAGAAAATGAATGAATACCTGAAAGAGGTGGCAGTGCGGTGTCGGATTTCCAAGCGTCTGACTACCCAGATGGCCCGCAATACATTTGCTGCGACAGTCACCCTGGCCAACCGGATTCCCAAAGAACACGTCAGGGAAATGCTTGGCTATTCTTCCGACTATATGTTGCGCCATTATATGCAGGCTCAGGAGAGGAATCCCTGAAAGGCATGAAGCGGACATATACAAAATATGATAAAAAGTGAAAGGCTATACTCCAACAGATGTGGTGGTATAGCCTTTCCAATAAACAAAACCGGATGTCAGAACGCTTCTTTTCGGTTCTTTTCCAGCAGTCGTACGATATCGCTTTCCCGGTATAGGATTTTTCCTCCTATCTGGTAATAAGGCAATATGCCGTTGCTTCTGTAGTCCAGCAGCGTACGCTTGCTCAGCTTGAGTTTTCCGGCCAGTTCCGTATCTGTCAGGTAGTTTTCCCCGTCCAATAAGTGCCGATTGTCCGCCGGCAAATGGTCTATGAGGTCCGATATCCTTTTCATTTCATCGAAGAAATGAAGTACTTCCTTGTCTGATTTGGTAATGATTGTTCCCATAAAATGTTCTTTTGGGTTTGAAACAAAGATATCCGCATTCTCATGCCGCTGCAAACCGCCGGAGCCTATTGTCAT